GGGCAACAGGTGTTGCTGGTGCAACAGGAATACAAGGTTCTACAGGCGCTACAGGGATTGGTGTTACTGGTGCAACAGGAGTTAATGGAGCCACAGGAGCTACAGGTCCTGCGGGTGTAAATGGCGCGACAGGTGCAACAGGCGTAGCTGGTTCAGACGGAGTTACAGGCCCCACAGGAGCTACAGGTCCCGAGGGAGCTACAGGTGCTACAGGGATTGGTGTTACTGGTGCAACAGGCGTAGCTGGTTCAGACGGAGTTACAGGCCCCACAGGAGCCACAGGTCCTGCAGGTGATCCAGGGGGTGCAACAGGTGCCACTGGTCCAGTTGGCATTACAGGAGCAACAGGTGCCACTGGCCTTGCTGGCCCCACTGGTCCTGCCGGCCCAGCAGGCACAAACGGAGCAACTGGTGCAACAGGTCCCACTGGCCCAGCGGGTATTTCAGGTCCCACTGGTCCTACCGGCCCAGCAGGTACAAACGGAATCACAGGTGCAACGGGTGCGACAGGTCCAGCAGGTAGTCCTGGCGGAGCTACAGGTGCCACAGGTGCCACTGGAGCAATAGACGTCAATAGCTTAACCGAGGGTATTGTTTTAAATACAGAATTTATTCCTTATTACGATGTATCTGAAACTGAAAACAGAAAAACAACAGCAGGCTCGATTGCGGGATTATCAAATGCACGACCCCCTGTAATTACTGATCGATACTACTACAGGACGGGAGCAAGCTCAACGACAAGTACCATAAGTTTTACAAATAGTTTAATTTATTATCAGTTGTTTAATTGTACCAAAAAAACAACGTGGACCCGTATTGGAATCGAGGTTACCAGTGTTTCCACATCACTAGGTGTTGCACGCCTTGGCCTTTATTCCGTAGCTTCAACAGGTCTTCCGGGTGATTTAATTTCGGATTACGGAACAGTACAGACAAATACCAGTGGAGAAAAAGAAATTGTAATTAGTGAAACTCTTGAAGCGGGTTTTTATTACCTTGCTTTTGTTAAGACGCTTACGTCAAGCTATAGGGCCAGGGCGTCCGAGTCTGCTGCCGCCATTTTTACCTATGGCACCACAGTAAGCAATACAACTTTAACGGCTAATGGGTTTACTGAAACAACAACAGGAAGTACACTACCAGCAACAGCCTCAACAACGCCAACTTTGTACACTCTTGCCATGCCCGCTGTTTATCTTAGGGTGGTTTAAATGCGTTACGAACTTTACAAAAATGGTGTTTGCATACAAGTTATTGACGAACGCACCGTTTCATCTGCCGCACTTGAAAAAATTAACGAAATAAAAACAAAATGCAAAGAAGCAATTGAAGGAACTGGCATGCAATGGATGGTTGAACGAGAAGTATCGGGAGGCAAGCCAGTGCCAGAAGAAGTAAAAAGTTTATGTGCTTTTTACAGAAGCAGATCAAATGAGCTAGAAGAACTTGTAGAAACTCTTTCACAAAAAGCAATCGATGATAACGATAAAATAATCTGCGATCAAATTCAGCAAGTTAGCTGGGAAGAAGACTAAACTAAATAAAAATTGCTTGGGCATGCTTCACCTTATTGGCTTGTTCCACACGCGTACGGCCCTGGATTATTCGCACTGCGCATTTACTGGAAAAGTTTTACGCTTTCCAAAGATGATGCAGCGGTTCGGCTACGAGGTTACTGAATACTCAAATTACGGCAGCGAATCAACCGCTGACGAACATGTAGAAATCTTGAACGAAGAAGAGTTCCGTTCTTTCTTTGGCGCCAGGAGGGAAACAGATTTCTTCGGAGATCACGCATATGTGGGCAGCCCTGCTCACAAGGTATTTGAAGAACGTCTGATTGTTGAACTACGTAAACGGGTCAAAGAGAAAGACATCATTTGTCATCCGTTTGGGCATGCTCATCAAAAGTTGTTGTCTGAGTTTCCCAACAACCATCACGTTGAGACCGGAATTGGCTATCCAACATTGATGCCAAATAGTTTTCGGATCTTTGAGTCTTACGCCTGGATGCACTATCACCAGGGCAAAGAAAACCGCCAAGGCAAAAACTACGAGTGGGTTGTCCCTAATTACTTTGACCTTGATGAATGGGAACCTAAGGAAAAGCCAGGAGATTACCTGGCGTTTCTTGGACGCATCTGTAGCGCCAAGGGGCTGGACACCATTCGTGCTATTGCCGACTACAGTCCGTGGCCTATTATTCTCCATGGACAAGGAGATCCATCCCCTTGGGAACACCCCAACATCTTTTATGAAGGGCCCATCTCTGGTATGGAGCGCTCCAACTTTTTGCGTAATGCACGAGCAGCATTGATGCCAACCAACTTTACTGAGCCTTTTGGGGGTAGTGGCGTAGAGGCAATGCTTTGCGGTACACCGCTAATTGCCGTTGACTACGGTGCATTCACAGAAACCATTGTGGATGGTGTCACAGGCTTTAGATGCCACACTCTTCAAGATTGGATTGATGCAATTGAAAAAGCAGGTGATTTAGACCGAAAACAAATTGCACGTATCACAAGAGAACGCTATAGCCTGGAAACTTGTGGTGAGAAATATGACAAGATTTTCAAGGACATCAATGCGTTATGGGAAAAAGGCTGGTATCAACTGAAAAATCATGATGTCATTGATTACACCAGTCTTGATATAGAGGAAAAACCCTTTGCCAAAAGGTTGGCTCGTTGGATTGACGATGCTTACTTCAGTCCCGATCTTCTGATTGATCTTGGTTGTGGACCAGGGACGTACGTTGACTGTTTTAACGAACTAGGGATTGATGCAATTGGATACGATATTGATCCACGGATAGAAGGTAAGCCCAATCTTTTTTGCCAAGACCTTTTAACTGTCACGCCTGAGGAAAAGGCTGGCGTAGTTTTGTGTATGGAAGTAGCTGAGCACATGGATGAATCCAAAAACAAAGAAATCATCCAAGCTATTTTGCGTTGTTTAGCACCAAAGGGAATTTTAATTTGGACAGCAGCAGCCCCTGGTCAAGGTGGGGTTGGCCACATTAACTGCAAACCAAAAGAATACTGGAGAGACCTAATGGATAAAACACCTGGTCTATGTCATATGCCAGGGATAGAAGACGCTTTAATCAAAGACATGAAACGAGGGTATCACATGGGTTGGTTTGTTCAAAACTTATTGGTTTACTGCCAGCAATAAAAAACAGCCCTACAAATTGTAGAGCTGCCATACATCCTCTCATCCCCGCTTTGCAAGGTAGCTTACACTGCAACAGGCACCATACCCTGTTTATGCAGGTGCTTCCTGACGGCAGACACATTCCACTTATAGCTGTCCCTGGACATGGTGCCAGGAAATGCCGCAAAGTGAGGCCCCAGCTTTAGCGTGCCATCGTCTCGGTACTGGAACAGGGTTTTTTTGTCAATACCAAGGAGCTGTTCTGCTTGCTGGATTGATACCCAGCCGGGATGCTTAGCCATTGGAGTGGCAGTGGTTACCCATATAACCTACCGCGAGTCAAGGGCTTGTCAACCGACTTAAGCAAAGCTTTATCTCTTTTTTTGCAGAGGAGCACATATAGGGAAATTAGAATTAGTTAACGGCAATTAAATAGCATGTTTTGCAGCCAGCACGAGCCCCTTGCCCTGCTAGTTGAATTAAAGCCAAAACTTGCAAAAAAACGTTTCAGAGAAGAGATATATAAAGCCTGGGATCATAAATGTGGCTATTGTCAAGAACCGGCAACAAGCCTGGATCACGTAGTACCTCGCTTTAAGTCTGGTTCTTCTAACCGAAACAACCTGCTTCCTTGCTGTCGGCGCTGTAACGCAAACAAAGCATCAAGCAATATGGAGGAATGGTTTAAACAACAAGAGTATTTCACAGAAGAAAAATTGGCTAAAATAAAAGCCTGGATGGAAAATGAAATCATTAACCTGTCTAGCTTTAAAGATCACTACCTTGCTTCCTGATGGCTTCTTTTACGTACACAGTTGTCAATGGACAGCCTGCTTTAAAGTACATCGAGACAGATAATCAAGAAGAAAATGAGGTGGCTGCAGATATTGCCCAACGTTTCAACGCTGCTCCCCCTGGTACCTACAAAGATTTATTGGCAACTATACAGAAAAAATACGGAGAAGACGTCATTAAAAAATATGTACCTTCGGAAGCTTTAAATACAATTACTGATTTCTACAAGGCAAAAAACGTATCTACAAAATGGGATACGTCTAAGGGTGCCAAGCCTCCGGTTGGCGACTTTGATCCTGGTTATTATTCCAAACAAGTTCCAGAAGTTTTGCAAAAATGGAACGAGGCTGGATCTGCGGTAAAATTTGGCGGCCAAACATTGCCCGATATCGATATTACTGAGCGATATGATCCAGACACTTATCTTCAATATCATTACACGACAGTCGGTAAGCACTCAGGCATGCGAGCGAATGCCGCGCAAGAATTGGCGGCCACCAAACAATACCAAGAAAGATGGGTTCCCACTGACCGTGAGCAGCAGATAATGCGGGACACGTTATTGGCTAAAGGCCCAGGGGAAACCTCCCTGGTTGAGCGCCAAGCACAAAAATATGTTGACGAACAGGGTGAGCTTCGGTTTAACGCACTCGTCTCAGACACGTTAAAAGAAACGCTTAATGAATTAAACAAGGCAAAGTGGAAAGAGACTCAAATGGATTTCATGAGTCGAATGCCAGAGTTCTCGGAGATATACAATTTAACGTCCAACCTGTCCAATTCTATTTTGGGAGATACCGGTATTGGAGGTTATTTGAATATTATGGGAGGAAGTAAGGCGGAAGAGAAAGTAACTGAAGGACTGAAAAATGCCTTGGGCATGGGAAGCAATGTACAATACAATTGGCAAGAATGGTTTGACAATACATTAACAAAGAAATATGAAACGCTTGAGAAAATAGAAGACCCCTTAGACGCAAAGAAGCAATACGAACTTGATAAAGAGTTTGCAACCCGATACATCAACGATTATTTGAAGCCGCGCTTTGACACTTCGCGTTCAATGTCAGAGTTTATAAGCTATTTAGATGTAACAGATAGCGAACAGAATATCTTGCAAACACAAACTGTTTCAAACAAACTAAAAGAACTTGGCACCTTAAAAGCACAAACTTTTGTGCGGGATCTTGCTAAAACTGGTAACATCCGTTATTTTGACCCAGAGTTTTACTTTGATCCTACAGGAAACGATCAAAAGAGTGCGCTATACCAAGAACAAAAAGATAGTGTGGCCAAAGATTGGGATAACGCAAAGAAAAACCCAGGGGCAATAGTTTCTAATGGAATGAGCTGGGAGCAGCTTGCTTATCAGTATGGTGTTGACCTAAACAACAAAGACCAATTCGCGCAGCTTCATTATCAACTGATTGGTAAAGATAAGCAGTATGATGCGGCCGCGGATACACTGACGAACAAAGACTTGATTGATTTCCTTGAGAAGGATCTTGCGCCAACCCTGGCCGAAGCAGAGAAAAATTACGGTTCTAATGTGTTCTTGGAGTTTGTGACCCCAGAGCAGTTAGCGGATTCTTTGCTCGGGGGATTAGATCCAGCAAAAACCCCAGAAGCCTGGAAAGAAACACTGAAAAAATACGGCATCGAAGACACCGGTCAGCCCGTTGAAGATGTCAAAAACATGCTGATGCAGACAATCAGAACGGTTCCGGCAGAATCAATCAGGACAGCAATTGAAGAATTAAACAAACAAAATAAAACACCAACGCAAGAGTTGCTTGGAATCGAGTATATTCAGCGTCCGGAAGACGTAAAGACAGTTGAATCAGAAGGAGAAACGGCTCTATATAACGTGTTCAAAAACGCTGGCTTTGCCGGGACCGAGGATGAGTTTTATACTAATTTTATGCCCGATGTCAATAGAAGTGAGATGGCTTTATTAAGCCAAGGGCAAAAAGGTGTGGACACTGAAGACAGTATTTGGACCAGCTTAAAGAGCAAGGATCCTTTTGAAGTAATGGGAGCTGCCGAAAGCCTATTTGACACAACATCTACACAGCCTAAAACCACAACAACTTCCAGTTCAACAAGTAAAACATCTAGCTATCTTACAATGTTGGAAGATGATGACGAAACTGCTAACGCTAAATCAAAAAGCGGGCAGCAAATCTTAAATGAGTTTACATCTATGTTTGGCGGGTTTAAATTCTGATGTCCGATACACGTAAAAAAGCGGCAAAAGCGGCAAAGATTGCGAAGGATTCAATGCCTTGCAACAAGCCACGGCGCACCCCTGGACACAAGACCAAGTCTCATGTGGTAAAAGCATGCGAGGGGGGAGAGGAGAAGATTATTCGCTTTGGTCAACAAGGCGTAGAAGGCGCTGGCAAGAACCCCAAGACTGAGAAGGATAAGGCAAGGAAGAAGTCATACTATGCCCGTCATAACGCCCAGGATCCCAACCCTGACAAAATGTCGGCAAGGTACTGGTCGCACCGCGTCAAATGGTGATTTCTCCGCTAAGCTGCATAGGCTGATTACTTCCCAGCATGGCCAAACCCAAATCAAACTCCACCCACATCGAAGGCAAGCCCAAAACCACTTCCATTGGTCAAGGTCAAAATAGCCGACCTCAACGTCGAGGTAAGAAAAAATTGCGCGGCCAAGGCAAATAAAATTTATGTATATTGGGAGTAATAACAATTACTCCCATGTCGGATCTTTCGTGTGCAATTAACTTAATTCGTAAATACGAAGGATTTAACGAGAAGGCCTACCCAGATCCGACCACTGGTGCAGAACCCTACACTTTCGGATACGGTACACAGTTCTACCCAGACGGATCACCAGTGCGGAAGGGAAATTGTTGCAGTAAAGAAAAAGCCCTGGAGTATTTGTTTCACGAAGTCAACCTGATTGAAACTCAACTGCTGAAGTTTAATTTTGGCTTGGATAGCCATATGCTTCAAGCGCTGATTTCCTTCGTTCACTCCATTGGGTGGGAACCTTTTCTGTACACAAGCATTATCGACAATCTTGAACTAGAGAATTACGCCGGTGTTACCCAAGAGATGGGAGGATGGATCTTTGATGCTGACCACAAGGTAATTGGCGGGTTACTTGATCGGCGTAGGGAAGAAATTGACTTGTTTATCCAGGGAGTCAGCAATATTCCTGGATGTACTGCAGGCGTTTTACTGGCTGCATTCCGCAATTACACCGCATCTGCGAAGCAAGTCAATGCAATCCGCCAGCTGGAAGAGGCGATCAATCCTTATGTGCTGTCCGAGTTTGCCAACAACTTCCAAACAGAGGAAGACCCCTGGGGGATTGACAAAGAAGACAACACGTATTTATTGTTTGACAGATAGACTTAGAATAGTTGCATCTGAACCATGCAGAGTGGGATGGAAGAATCAGTCAGGGAGGAGTATGAGCTTCCATTGGAACTGCAGTTTTCCATGCGGAAAGCAGAGCTTGCAGCACGCGAATTAACCTGGGACGAGCTACACTACGCTTTACTTAATCTATATCACCAGCGGTTGATGGAGTGGTACGCCATCAAATCCCTGCTAGAAGACGAGAATATCTCAATTGATTTTGATATTCCAACAGATCTGGAACTAGAAGAACTCGCCGCCGCATGTACGTACGACGACGAGGATGACGGAGAAGACGACTTGCTTCAGCCGTTTTGAGTTTCGTCAAATTTAATAAGGCGGTCCAAGTACCACTGAGCTTTTTTCAGTGACTTAGTACCGCCTTTTTTGCGTTCACGCCAACCGTACTTCATTACATTGCCCTTGCAGTAACCACGGAATTCTTCCGGTGTCAAAGAAGCCTCAATAGCTTCGATGCACTCAATTCCACCATCGGTGTAATGCGAAGGATGATTCACCTCATCCTCTTGTACTACAGGTGCCTTTTCTGTGACAGCCCAGGGTACCGGGCAAACGCCGTCCTTGCACTCCATAACAGATTGATCACTGGAGACAGTGCTGTCTTCTACCGGAGCAAACCACGACGCTTTGCCGATAACACCCGTTCTTTCTCCTCCGGTTCCGGCAACTCCAGTACCAGTGCTTTCGGTCGTGGAGAAGCTCCAAGTGATAGGCCCTCCTCCATCGATGGGATGTAACCCGTCATTCCTGGCCGTTGACCCTCGAGATTCAATGGGTTCCTTTCGAGTCCCTGTTGGCATGCAACCAATCCTCTGTTGTACATGTCATACAATGGTACGTCATTTTCTTCGTTATCGAGAGGCGCCCCGAAATCTTCTTCATCAAGGCAGCGGCACTTTACTTCATCTTGTACAAAAGAGTCAAGAAAACCAGCGGCAGGATTCATCACAGCTAAGCATTGATTCAGGTCTTTTACAATAATAAGATGGCAAACATTTAAGACTTTGAAAGCAAGTCAAAACTCTGGTACATCAGGAGCCGAAGTTTCTGATTTGCGTCCGGAACAGGCGTACGACACAGATTTGCGCCGCCTGGAGCCAGATGAACGCTTTGCTGTTGAAAATATCAATAACAGCCAAGATCGCGTAGCTCAATACATGAAAGCAGCGCGGACTGCTGGCGCATATCAGCAACGCACCAGTATTTCAGAGCCCTCTGTCCGAGGAAAAACTCCTAGAACAAGAGCCTCCATTGAGGGAACTGAGTTGCCTACCACGGGTGACTCAGGTGGGCGCAGCGGAGCAGTAGGCTACGCCCGTAAACCAACGGGCCAGTTTGGCAAACCCTTTGGTTAGACCTGGGAAAAAACCACGTTATTAGGTTGGTCTTGATACTTGCCTTTTCGGTCTTGATACGTGGTATTACAGGGGTTGCCACGATAGAACAGTAATTGCGTGATCCCTTCGTTTGCGTAGATACGATTGAAAAGGCCGGTACAGTTGCTGATTTCAAGCGTTAGGTAACCTTCCCAACCGCTTTCGGCAGGTGTGATGTTAACCAAGATGCCTGAACGTGCGTAAGTTGATTTACCAACCGCAACAACAGTGACATCCCTGGGGAGTTTCAGCCGTTCTTGTGCAACGCCCAAGCAATAGCCGTACGGAGGGAGCAGGAAGTATTGACCGCGTTCGTCTTCCAGGAGATCCGCAGGCTTCAGGATGGCAGGATCAAAGTTTTTCGGGTCACAGTCACCAGCTTGTACCTTGCCAAAAATTAAGCATTGGCTGGGGGAAAGGCGAATATCATACCCATAAGAACTGAGGCCATAGCTCAGAAGCTTGCGTTCACCTTCTTTGCTGACCAGGTGATCAACAAAAGGAGAAATCATTTCCTCTCTTTCGGCAAGCTGCTTGATTTCCCAGTCGGCCAGGACGCTCATAAATCCTTGGAATCGTTCTTTAGTATACTCAAATCAACAAAGGACTCTTCCCTTTTCTGAATAAATTTCTACAAAACGTTCAACCGCTGCAGTGCTGTCGTCCACAGGGGGAAGATAAACGAGAAATGAGGTACACGTTTTGTGCGACTTTACTTCCCCTTTGATATTACGCAAGAGAGTTGGGGCAGTTCTTAAAATGCACACCGGAAAGTCAAAGATTTTCTGTTCGTATCGAATCATGTCGGGACAGTTGGTAAAGTAAAGCCCTTGCTCTACTTCGCCAGCTAGCCACTCACGGTATAGACGACGAAACCAAACGGCATGGGATGAGGTAAGTGTCATGGAAGATGCTCTTGTCATTTTCCACCGCTGGTTTTTCCTATCCCAAAAGTAACAACCACTTGGAGGAAACAAATAAACCTTTCCGTACCAGGGTTGAGCATTCAAGCCGTCTTGTGATGGAGTGTAATATTCTTGTGCACCAACATATTCATTTGCCAACGCAGAGCTGGCCACGTCTAGATCAATGCCGCCCATCAATCCATGAGCAGCATTAACAAGATCCTGGCTGGTAATCAACTCGGCATCTTCACGCCTAACTGCGGTAGCAAACCCTGTCATTTTTATTTCTCAGATTGCTTATTGTAATCTATTTCCAAATAGCGAATACCAGAACCGTCATTGATCAAATACCCAGCCTTTTCCTGGGGATCAATTTTTTGAGCAGCGGAAAGAATACGGCGAAACGTTTCGGCCAAATCTCCGTTGTTTGCATGTTCTTCTTGCTCTTGTGCAGAATGCAGTTCTTTTAGGGTCAGATAAAACATCGTGCGATCAGAGTCAGGCTGAAAGCACATAACACCTGGACCCTCGGATTCCCAAAATTTTACGTACATTCCACCCATGTCACCAAGAATCAACTTCATGGTGGCATCAAGCATTTTGCTGCGTGTCTCGTCCAGCTCCGGACCAATCACGGAAGTAATTAGTTTTTCGCGGCGATTCATTTTTCTAGTAAACCTTGACGTTGAAGGGATTCTACAAGTTTTTCGGTCGGCTGGTACATAACAACGAGCTTACCAAGGACACCCCTTTTCTTGACCAGCTTTCCTTGGTCATCCCGAACCTTATTAAATTCTCCGGAACGGATAAGATACTCCGCAACGCAACGCAGCCTTCTCTTTAGAGGAAGCTCTGCCTGTGGAAACTTGCCGCATATGGTATCCACCTGCATATCTTTGAAAGCTAGACGCAAGCGATTTGCCAACGTCATGCTGGAATTCAAGTCCTCTTGTTCGTAATTACGGAGGTTTTCTAGGTAACGCTGAAGGCAGCCGTCATCAAATGATCCTTCGGGTGGAAGGAACATTTCAACCTGCAAAGCCAATGAGGCGGGTAACGTTTCTTTGTAGTTCTCAACTGAGACAGAAGAAATGATGACCCCCTGGAAACGATGCGCCATTATTCCAAGCGCCCAAACGGACGTGGCGCATATAAAGCATTACCGCTTCTTAAATCAGAAAAAGCAACCTCTTTGTTTTTTGCAAATGATTGGATCAAGCGGTTCCAGGGGATTCGGATCAAAGCTTTCTTTCTGTGATCCGGAGACACATTGACGTAATGGACCCCTTCTACCCAGCCTTTTTCTGGAGTTTTCCGTCCGATCGAAATCCAGTTTCTAATTGTTTGGTCAGATACGCCAAGGCGTCTTCCGCATTCTTCTGTCGAAATATATTCGTCGGCAAAAGCCTCGGGAGTCAGTGTTGTTGTCTCTCCGTCTGCGTAGCGGCTGTGCCACAACGAAGAAAGAACGGTCTTAATTCCCTTTAGTTCATGGGCAATGTCTTCAAGACCTTTACGTATTCCGTATTGCATAACAAACTTGTTTTTTAAATGCTAAGGTATGGGAAAATCTTTTGCGTTTCCCATGGAAGAGCAGATTCCCCCCAGTCAACAACCGGCACGTTTCCCTGGCCAACCCGAAATCACACCTGAGCAACTGGCAGAGCTGAAGGCGCGAGCTAAGCAACTAGCCATACAGCAGGCCTTGGCACAACAGACGACTGCACCTGCTCAACCGCAAGTAATTTATGTGCGTCGCAACTTGACTGTTGCGGAACTCCTCCTTGTCATCCTCCTTTCTTGTGGAATTGTAACAGGAATTCAATGGAGTTGGTCAGCCATTTCAAACCTTTTGCCGCGGATTGAAGTAAAAGTACGCTGAGTAATTGCCTTTATAATGAATAAAAAGAGCGCGTAAAAGGTACGTGAGCAACCGAAAGATTAGTGAATTTCCATCCATTAATGGGGCGGATATTGACACCCAAGATATTCTGACGCTTGTTCACGTATTTGAAGTTGACCCAACACTGCGTAATCGTAAAATTACTTTTACGCAGTTTCGCGCCTACCTGGATCAATACTACGCAAATGTAAAAATCGGCCAAGAAAAAACGCCAGCTAGTGCATCGGCTACAGGCACCAAAGGTGAAATCACTTGGGACAGTGATTATATCTACGTCTGCACCGACACAAATACCTGGAAACGAGCCGCATTATCGACTTGGTAATCAAAAGGAGAAAATAAACAATGGCATTCGGTACTCTAAAGGTTGATACGCTTACCTATACAGACGGTATCGGGGAAGCCAATATAACTGTCTCAGGTATTGCAGAAAACCTGGGGCGAAATTTAACAGTTACCGGCACTGTATCCGGTGATGTTGTCATTGGCGGCACTCGGGTGTACGGCCTTACCGTTACAGGCGTTAGCGGTTTATTTACTACAGTTACGGGTACAACTTCTCGTTTTACTACGCAAAGCGGTGTAACTTTTACTGGTATCACGGCTAACTTTGTAAGCGGTGTATTTACAACACAAGTATCAGGTGCTGTTGTTACTGGTGATGCAGGTCGTTTTGCAACTATTACAGGAACAAACGTAAGCGGTGTAACGGCAATATTTACGACGGGTACTTTTACAGAGGTATCTCCATTAGCTTCACTTACCGTAACTACGGGAATTGTAGGCAGCGGTAGTGCCGCAAGTCCAGGACTTATCCCGATCGGGGACGTTGATACAGGTTTATATTTTCCAGGGGCAAATCAAGTTGGTATTGCAACAAGCGGTGTTGGACGTGTCTTGGTAGATGAGTCCGGTAACGTAAACATTGACAGCGGTGTTTTATATATTGATGCTGCAAACAACAGAATTGGTATCAATAAAACAAATCCAGCAACAGCATTTGATGTTTCTGGAACAGTTACTGCATCAGGTTTTACGGGACCATTAACCGGTAACGCATCTACTGCGACCACATTACAAACGGCACGTACCATTAACGGCGTTAGTTTTGATGGTTCTGCAGATATAACAATCAGTGGAAGCACTACCAATGCAGCCACGTTTAACGCAGGAGGAGCAGGTGCCGCCGCTGGAACCACGTTTGATGGAAGCGTTGCTCGAACAATTTCCTACAACACAATTGGCGCTCCAAGTATCTCTGGCGCCAATGCAACTGGTACCTGGGGCATTAGCGTAAGCGGAAATTCTGGAACCGCAACAAAACTTGCAACTGCACGCAACATTAACGGTGTTGCATTTGATGGTACGGCCAATATCACAATTCCCGCAACAGCTGCAAATGCTGTTACCTTTAACAATAGTGGTTCAGGAAACGCTACAGGCATTACCTATGATGGTAGCGCCGCAATTACTGTTTCTTACAACACGCTAGGCGCTCCCAGTACCACGGGCGCAAATGCATCTGGCACATGGAATATTGCAATCCTAGGCAATGCAGCATCTGCAACGGCTTTGCAGACGGCACGAAATATCAATGGGGTTAGTTTTGATGGCACTGGAAATATTACAATTACAGCCAACACCACAAATACTCTTACACGCGGTTCTTATTTAACAGGAGACAATTTTAATGGGTCACTTGCAACGACTTGGGCAGTAGATGCAACAACCACAAACACAGCAAGTAAAGTCGTCGCAAGAGATGCGTCTGGTAATTTTGCAGCAGGTACAATTACTGCGGCTTTAAGCGGTAACGCAACCACTGCAACAACACTGCAAACCGCACGCACGATTAACGGCACTTCCTTTAACGGTTCGGCAAACATTACGATTACAGCCGCAAGTCCTTTTTCTCTTACAAACGGATCTTACTTAACCGGTAGTGCGTATGATGGATCCGGCGCTGTTACTTGGGCGGTAGACGCGACAACGGCAAATACCGGAAGCAAAATTGTTGCAAGAGATGCATCGGGAAACTTTGCAGCCGGTACAATTACTGCGAACTTGGTAGGTAATGCGTCCACGGCAACTACATTGCAGACGGCACGCGCAATTAACGGTATTTCTTTTAACGGTTCGTCGGATATTACAATTACCTCTTCTACAACAGCGGCTTTAACTTTTAACAATGGAGGAGCTGGCGTTGCCTCTGGAACAACATTTGATGGAGGAACTGCCCGGACAGTTTCGTATAACACGATCGGCGCTCCCAGTACTGGAGGAGCTAACGCAACGGGTACGTGGTCTATCAGTATTACTGGTTCTGCTACTACATTAACAACGGCACGCACATTCACTATTGGTAATACTGCAAGAACTTTTAACGGATCCGCAAATGTAACCTGGACATTAAACGATATCGGATGCGGAGATGTATTTGCAACAGGGACGCAGACACTAACCAATAAAACAATTTCAGGTGGTGTTTATACCAGCACTGTTGATGTCACCGGATCATATAGAAGCGGAATCACAGCAATTGCCGCTAGCAATATCGACTGTAGTGCGGGAAATTATTTCACAAAAACAATTAGTTCAAATACTACTTTTACAATAAGTAATGTGCCTTCAAGTCGCGCTTATTGCTTTACGCTTGAGCTGACACACACTAGCGGTGCAGTGACTTGGTTTTCTGGTGTAGAGTGGCCGGAAGGAGTTGCTCCGTCTTTAACGGCAGGTCGAACCAGTTTGTTTATTTTTGTAACTGACGATGGCGGAACGCGTTGGCGTGGCGCGTTCCTGAGTAACTACACGACTTGATATGGATCCAATATCTACTCAGTTATTAGCTGCCTCGCAAAAGGAGCAAGAATATGACGGATGTTTTGCTGTGGGATCGACTAGTAACTCACCATATATAACAGTATACCCATTTACAAGATCGGCTGGTTTTGGAACCAAATACAGTGACCCGTCAAGCACTCCATTTAACTTTAACGGCCCATCTTATACGGAAGGAGTTAATTTTACTGAGGACGGCAGTCTTCTTTCGGTTAGCCAAAACAATGGAACTTCTGGTGGCATTGTTATTTTTAATTGGTCTAAAAGTAGCGGCTTTGGGAGTTATCTTACTTTTAGCGGTAACGGTAGTGTTTTTATTGGCACCGGAGGACCAATTACATCATTTCCATCCGAATATGGAGGTGGTTATTACTATATTTTATGCTCCTATGCGGGAAACATTTGGCGCGCTCATGCTGCAAATTCAAGTACAGTAAACAATACAAACATTAAAAGCATTGGAACTGGATCAGTACTAACAGATTTAAAATTTAATTTTACAAGAACTTACGTACTTGCTGTTCTTAGCAGTCTTTATATTCGTGCTTATCCATGGACAGATGGATGGGTTTATTCAACTGTTAACTTGGGTACTCCGCTTGAGGCCACATCACAAGGAGCGGGATGGAGTTATGGAGACTGGCATCCATCAAATTTGATTGTAGTGGTCGGAAAAGGAGGTACAACAGCAGGATTACGCGCTATTAATTTTGGAGGGGGATGGGGAACAACCATTAATGACGCAACGAGCCCAATGGCGAATTTAACAGGGGTAAAATTTTCAAGAAGTGGTAAAACAGTTTTTACGTCAAGCACCTCTTCTCCTTATATTGAAGCTTATTCTTTTGATCAAGCCACAGGATTTGGGGCAAAGTTTTCAAACCCATCAACGTTACCTGGGGCAGCGTGTTATGATGTTGCTGTTCCAAGGACAAATGATCTTGTCGCAGTTGCATCAAGCTCTAGTCCTTACGTCCACGTTTATCCATGGAATGATTCAACCGGGTTTGGGACTAAATACTCGAACCCATCGTCGCTTCCCCCTGGGAATAGTCGTGCAATCGCTTTCATGTAAAAAGTAAAATGACAACACAAAAGAACAAGATTCAGATTTTGACAAACGCTTTGTCAATGAGGGAAGAAGAAATTTTTAATTACCAGATTGACATTGAAAACTTTAAACGAGCCATTAAAAAAACTGAAATAGAATATAAAGACAACCCTGAAATTCAAGAGTTTAAAGCTCATTTAGAAAACCTTTTAAAAGAAAATTGTTTGCAGCAGACAAAATCGCGCATTATTCGCGATGTCATCAAAGAACAGCTTTTTGAGTTAACAGGAGATTTATGTTTTACGTCAAATTAAACAAAGAAGGTGGGGTAGATCGCTATCCATATACGCTTACAGATTTAAAGTACGAAAATAAACACGTTAGTTTTCCTAATGTAATTGACGATTCTATTACTGAATTGTTTAATTTACGTCCGGTTACATTAACCGAGCCGCCAGAAGTTAATCATGCGCAGAACTTAATACGTTCAGCAGCGCCTAATAACAAAGGCCAGTGGTTTGAGACCTGGATGATTGAAGAGGCAAGTCCAGAACAAGTTGAGGAACGTACAAACGCAAAGCAAAAAGATGTAAGAGCGCAAAGGAATAATTTATTGATTGAATCTGACTGGACTCAAATAGATGACGTGCCCGTGAATAAACAAGCTTGGGCAGTTTATCGTCAAGCTTTAAGAGATCTTACTGAACAAGAGGGTTTCCCCTGGGACTTAACCTGGCCAGAAAAACCGTAGAATAAGTCTTTGCTTTTATCTTATGCCGTGCAAAAAGAGTGAATTGGCTTCCGCTATTACTTCTTACGGATCTGCACGTACTACAAATGATGGTAATTTAATTGCCATGTCCATTGATCTGGTGAAACAATTAATGGATACCCTGGAGTACGCACCAGAAGAAGATGAAGTACAAGAGTCCGAACCTGTGTGATTATTGACCTGACCTAGAGTTGACAAAAGACTCGGGTCGATATGTCAATTAAACTCACAGACGCTGCAGAATTTTTTAACAAAGAGAAGCATCAGGTTGATGCCTGGAATTGGCTCCAAGGGCAGATCGATCCCTCTGTCCTGGAGTCTTTTGCACTTAAGTATCGGACAAAACCAGCGCCTTCACAAGCTCATTCCAATACGTGGGAAGGTGTGTACGCGGCAGCAAAAGAAGCAGGAGCCAAATTTCCCGACTGTGTTTGTGCACAGTGGGCACTTGAGTCAGGCTGGGGGAAACATTTTTCTGGTACCTGGAATGCCTTTGGGCTAAAAGGATCTGGCTCTACAGTCAGTACGCAGGAATTCATCAATGGCAAATGGATTACTATTCAAGCCGGCTTTATTGATTTCCCGGATTTAACCACATGCGTCCACTATCTTGTTGACCGTTGGTACAAAGATTTCGGGCGATTTAAAGGCGTCAATAGGGCCACTTCTCGCAACGAGTGTGCACAGCTTTTAGTAAAGGAGGGTTACGCTACTGACCCTGATTACAGCACAAAACTAATTCAGATCATGGATCGCCAGCTACAAAATAGCGGCGGCAAGCAAGATAGTAAAGATCCACATAGCAATAATTTCAATCCCTGGAGCCCATTTAGTTACAAAATTACGCCGCATATCACGTATGGAGAACTGACTCTTAATCAGGAAAAGCGTCGTTTTACCAAACAATACCAATGCGACACGGCAAAAGAACTATGTCTTTTCTTGGAAAAGGTGCGGACCAACTTTGGTAACAAACCACTCATTATCACTAGTGCTTCCAGGCCGGAGCCCATCAACACACAAATGGGTGGCGCCAAGAATAGTGAACACACCTACGACGCTCCTTCTAAGGGGGCTGTCGATTTTTACGTCGAAGGTGTCAACATATACACGGTGCAAAGCTGGTGTGATTCCAGGTGGCCTTATTCGCTAGGATACGGTGCCCCAAAAGGATTTGTTCACCTTGGCATCAGAGAAGGAAAGCCGCGCGTGCGTTGGGACTACTGACGTGAAAAAGTACAAGGAACCTCAGATACGCGTAAATATCTGCTGGGAAGTTGACAAAGAAAAAAAGTGCGTAACACTTCCAAAAGCAGAAGCGTACGCAACGAGAGATTGGGTTGAGAAACAGGGAGGCGTTTGTTTTTGGTTTCAAGCTCTGCCCGACTAATCAGCGCTGTTTTGCACGACCAATGACAAGTGCGCCAAGCTCGATCAGTTTGTAGAGTTTGCCGACAATTTTGTCGTCTTTTGGCGTAGGGGTTAACGCTGTAATAGCTGAGCAAGCAGCGTGGATAGCAAGTGCTACTTCTAGATACTGGTTAAGTTTGTCCATGGTTATAATCCATTTCCCTCATTCTATCTTTTAGATGTCGTAAACACGACAGCCCAAGGAGTGTGGATTTTCCTTGCAGTAGAGGTGCCAAGGGTGTTTCGTTGTTTTGTTTTTCCCTTTAAACCAGGTCAGTAAAAGCTTGATCATGGTCTGTTTGTTAAAGGAACGAGGATATTTGGGAAGGGTTCATCCTCTCGATGTTCATTCTCCCATGCTTGCTTCCAAGCTGAGAGCGAATGGTCGTGTATTGTGTCGAAATAAGCATCATCCCCTGGCTCCAGGATGATCTTATTTTGCTCATTCACTGGAGCAGTACCGATATACCAAATACCAAGCCCCTCAATTGTTACGACAACACCATTATTAATGGTACAGTTTTCATCTGTAAAAGCATACGATTCGTCAATAATTGTTGTGTTAGATGTAATTGGAGAGACAATGTTTTCAGTAAACGGAGTTGACTCTTGTAGAGCAACACTTCCGTCTTCGTCTTCTAATTCAAAGAATGCAATTGTTTCCTGGAATTCAATGACAACAGAGACGTTGTAATTAATTGGTTCGTTGCGTGTCGACGAAACGCAAATAAGATAGCTGCTTTTTTCCAGGGGGTAATAACGCTCATCTCCCCTGTCAAGGCGAAGGGAAGAGAACTGGTTGTATAAATCAGACTGTGCACTCATTACCGTATCTAAATACGGTACGTACACCTGTCCGTTTGTTGTCGTTGTTACAGAATCGGCGTCAAATATTCCTTTGCCTTCGATTGGTGTTTGGTCAAGACTATAAGCAGACACCTGGATGTAATTGGGCCTTGGAGGACCTTTTACAAGGATGATCCATGCCGGAGCTTCGATATTAATTTGGAACCAGTGGTTGTAAGTACCGCCACCAAAACCTCCATTAGAGTTTTGGAGGGTATCTGCATAACCAACGACACGATTCTTGGGTCCTAAAG